CTACTTCGTCATTGTATCTATCAAGCACCTTTGGTGCGTCAGTTACTTTAAAAAAGAAACAACTATCTGTGCCTACTGCATTGATAGTGTTATGCTTTCTTTGTAATGACTGAAGTGTTGCTACATCTTCCAATGGAAATCTTCTTTGAACTACATTTGTGCAAGTTTCAAATGAAGAATCTATTGTAGACTTTGCGTCATCTCTTGATTGTTTGAACTCCTCTTTTTCGTGAGTGTCCAAAGATTCACAATGCTTACGAAAGTCAATAACTAATGACTTACGCTTTTCAGCATTGAGTCTTACTTCTTTTTTTTCCATACGAGTACTCCTTTGTTGTTGGTTAAAAAGATACTACCAACTTGATGTCAGTAGTATCTATAATATATATTATTTTGATTGATGTGTCAACTAGCCAGACCTAATTCGATTGCTAGTTCTTGTGCTTGTGTGTCGCCTATTACAATATAGTCACAACCTCGTTGTATATCTTCTGGCGATTGTGCTTGTTCTCTTGAAATTTGTTGTTTAATACCTTTATTTTTATTTACTAAAAAGTAAAGATAATTACAATCTCCACTACTCCAAGTGTAGTCAGTTTTTACATACCAAGCATCTTCTAAAGGTAATACTTGCTTATCAATAAAACCAACTGCATTCATACAAGTATCTCTGTGTTCATTCCACCAAGTATCACGACAACCATTAGAACACCAATAACCTAGATAGGTTAGTGCTTTATTAGATTGATAATACTTTGCACCTTTACTTCCACGAATTTGATTTTGGTTTTTCTTTTCGGGACATTTTTTATTCTGACACCACTCACTCATTTAAACCTCCTAGCTACTACAAATTTCATACCTTTAAAAGTTTTGTCTATTGCCTTTGAAGTTTTTTCTTTTTCTTTTACAAAATGTGTGTATGCATCTCCATTTTTAAGTAGCCAATTAATATATTTATTTTTAACTTTAGTTCTACTCATTGATACCCACTACTTTCTTTGCTGATAATAAATCTTTAAGATGATTAAATTTAACTTTCTCAAACATCACAACATTTACCTCATCAGATATTTTTAAACGATTGATTTTATATATTTTCTTACCAACACTAAACCATAACAATCTAGCAATAGAAATATTTGTAGGTCTTTTGATAGTTAAATCCATTGCTAGTATGTATTCATTTTTATCGGTAGTTCTTTTTTTACCTTTATACTTGTACATAGTTCCATCAATTTTTTTGAAACCTGTCTTTCTATCTTTAAGATCAAACTTACCAACTCTATAACTTCCGTCAGTTTTTATAAAACCTGCACGAAACTTTTTAGCTTTGGTTTGTGTCATTAAAGTATAGAGTAAATTAGAAACTTTGCCAAACTTTACATTTGCTTGTATCATATTTTCTCCTTATTAATTGATTAATTTTCGGGGTGGTGATGCTCCCTTGTTTAATGGATATCCTGCATACCACCCCCCTTGATTGTTTGTTTATACTAACGCCATATCTGGCACAAACAAAAAAGGACAACCCCCCTCTCGGTTGATTGCCCTTATAATATACTAGATTATTTTTTATTTGTCAAATGTCCGAATGTTCTTTTTTCGGATTCATCTATTTGCTTGTGAGTCTTTTCAATTTCATCTGTAATAAATTTTTGTAAATCTTCTAACTTAAAAGATTTTTCCTGTAATTTACTTATTACAAATCTTGCTGTATCTTGAAATGCAAATAATCTTCCATACAATCTTGATGACCTAGAAGTATTTGTGATTGCATTCATATGATTTTTTAACATATCATTTACATTTGGATTATTTAATCCTTTATATCCACTCATTTATTTTCTCCTACTACATAAATTAATGAAAAAACAATACCACTACCAACAATAACAAGTAAGTCAGTAGGGGCATTGGCTATTAGGTCTAATGTTAATTCAATCATAAACAATTTAATTTATTAATATCATTTGACCAATCTTGAGTTTTATCTACAAACCAAATATAAGATTTAGTTGTTTTGATAAAGTCTCCATCATTTTCTTGCATACACTTTTTACCAACTAAAACTTGTTTATTAGCACAAGCCGTCATCATTAAAAAAGTGAATAGTATCAATGCTTTACGCATATTTTCTCCTTTGTTTAATTGCCACTTCCCTCTGGATTTTGATGTTGCTCTAAAAACTTTTGTTGCTCTAAAAGTTTAGAGTTATCAAGAGGTATTGTTGTTGTAGTTTTAACCCAACCATAGACACGAATATTATCACGATAGCTATAGACTTTTTCTGTTAAAATTTTTAAAATGTCTATAAGTCCATCACATTCTTCATCAGTCATAGGGTTAGGATTATTTTCCTGCCAAGCTAACATATTGATATTTTGTTTTCGTATCTGTGAACGTAGCTTGATTCTCCAATCATCTGATTGTTGGGACATATGTTCTCCTTGTTTTGATTTGATATATCATAGGTTATTTATACCAAATAAAAAAGCCCTTGTCAAATTAATGACAAAGGCTTTTATTTTGTGCCATAGTTCACGGCAATATATTTATAAGTGTTTGAACAATAGGCATAACAATTACTAAAAAGAAAGGTATGCCTATAATCATTGTGTATATTAAATACATAACTTTCTCCTTTCAATATAATACGAATAGCACACATATATAGGTATGTCAAATTGACATTTAGAATTCAATATGTTATAGTTAAGAATACTAATCAACACAGGAGTTCATATGAACACAATGACTATAACACAAGAAGATTTGGGTAAAGTCCAAGTCGCACAAGAAGTAGGCGAGAAACGAAACTTGTATAAGAGAGTTAAAGATTTAATTAGTAGTAAAGAAACTCTCAAAAGTCAAATAACATTATATAAGTTTGAGTTGGAAGACTTCGCTAAGTTATGTAAGATATTAGATACCACCAATTATCTTACTAATATATCAGAAGAACAAATGAATGAAGTTAGAGAAATTGTTTCAATCAATAAAGTAGTTGATTGATTTGACAAGTTAATATCATTATGATATTATTAAAATTGTACAAGCAAGGTAGAAATAAAATAAACCATTGGATAAGCTACTCTTGCTCGGTAGCCGTAGAATAGAAGGAATCAGATTGTAGTTATTCCGAGTCTTGACGAGACAATCGGTGTGAACAATGGATAAAGTCATAAAATAAAATTCCCTTGAGACTACAGAAGTAATTACCTTTATCTATTGGTGCTGGTATAGGCACTCGCAAGGTGTCGCAATTAACCCTAGTACCCTCTAGTAAATTAGCTAAACACTAGAGGGGAATGACCGATTATACAAAATTTATAGTTTCTCCCTCTGTTAGAGAAAAAATAGTCTTATTGCTGTCCCTTAAAGTCATCAGCAATAGGGCTATGTCTTCATCAAAAATATTCTATAATTATCACAAGATAACGATTGCTATGTCTTCATCAAAAATATTTTTTTCCAATTTCGTGTGCCTTAATTTTGCCACATTGTTGCCACATTTACTTTGCCTTATTTCTGCCATAATAGAACAAAACGTGAACAGAATTACACGTAGAAATGTTCTTAAAATGTTCTTATTTAGCTAAAACCCAAAATGGACACATAACTTTTTTTTGACACGTGTTTGACATACTTTCGCCATAATGTTATATTAATTTTTATATACGTTTAATAAACTTAACAAAGGAGTAAAAATGAACGTACAAAAAACACAACTCAAAGTTGAAAAAAATGTTTCACGTGAAACATTATCAAATACAACTTGGAGTTTAGTACAAGATGTCGCAACTAGCGAAATAAAAGCCAATGGGAAAATGCTTTATATATTTAGAAATTTTTTAAAAATGTATAAAGAAAAACAATTACCCATTGAAAAATATTTTGATGAAACTGAAAATGATAAATCAGTAGAAAAAATATTATTTAATGCTGATAAAACTAGAAAAACTTTAATAGCAAAAGATTTTGGAAAATTTGTTAATTTAGTTTTAATTCCTAGTTTAGGGCAAAACCTTTTAAACTTTCAAAAGGATTTCCCTTATGAATACAAAGCATTAGAGCAAGTAAGCCCAACAATACTTTTTGGAATTGCTAACATAGAGCATTTAAATTTAGATAAAATGCTTATTGAAAGTGAAAACCCAAAAATTCCTGTTGAAATTGGGCTTGATTGGGCAATGTTTAAATACAATCATTTAAAAGATGATGAAAAAATATTTAAGCATAATTTAGTGAAAAGACTTTTTTCCGAAAAAGAACAAGGAAAAAATATTTACGCCACATTTAGAGGTGAAAAAGGTTTATTGGAAATTTCAAAAACTTTCTTTATACCTAAAAAAGTTGAAAGCGAAAATGTTAAAAATGCTGAAATAAGCCCTTTTGCTAAAACTATTGAAACCTTAAATGATAGTGAAAAAGGAGTAATTGGTGCAACGCAAACATTAACACAAGCGAAACCAAATACACCTGCTGAAAAAAGGCAAATTAACGAAATTGATGAACTTCACGAATTAGTTAGTAAATCAATAGAGTTAATTGCAAGAACTGACAGCAAATATGCTCAAGCAACATTAATTAGAATTTATGAGGAATTAGTACCTCATTTAAAATCTAAAATGTTTGAGCAACATCTAAAGGTATTCACTCAGAAAAAAGTGGAATTTAATCCAAGAGTGAATAATAAATTATTTACTATTGATGAGGGAACAGACTTAATTAAGTATGTTCAAAATTCATAAGTAATTAACAGGGTAAGCCCTAGGGTACAAAAAATCTCAATCCCCCTAGGGCTACCAAGTGGAAACCAAAATTTTCTTAATTTTTTTTAAATTTTTTTAGTGGGACTTTAAAAAGTCCCCCTAAAACCCCCCAAAGCTTATAAGGAATCCCAAGGGATTCTCAAGTTATACCCAAAAAATTTTCTAGATACACCCTAGGCGTGTGCCACGGGGGGTATATCCTATTCTATATACCCAGTCACCAGAAAATCCCTGAAGTTGATGTAAACCATACCTCGGGGCCATATTTTAGGGCTAAATATTCCGACAATATTCCTAGGAATACCCTATATACCCTATATATGATTTGTACAAATATCCATAGTATAGATGTAAAGGCCCCCCAGGGGGTTCCCATGTAATATTATACACCCCCTTGTCAATTTTGTCAAGCATAAAATAAAAAAAATTTAAAATAATTAAAAAAAACTATTGACAAAATTGTAATACGTTGTTATAATATAAAAATAAACCAAATATAAATCAAAGGGACACATACGCATCAAGTAAACTTACAAACAAGGTTATCACTGATTTATATTAACGGGAATATACCTAGGTATTCCCACTAAAACTATGAAATTTGAAGGAAACATACCAAGTTATTTAAGAACAGGAGCTGGTTCATTCGCAGTTAGCGATAAAAAACTAGCAAATGTTAAGAAAACAGAGAATTTATTTGAAAAGGTTAAATTTGGAATCAAAGATATGGCTCCAATGCAACCTATTTCTATGCCTACACCCAGAGAAGACTACGTAGATACAAATTTATTTAGACAAATACAACTAAATATGGAACAGAAGCCACAATTAATGGCTTTTGAAAATAGAAAACCAGTAGAACAGGAACAATCAATGCAAGTTCCTACAATGGGCAAGGATGAACAAGATACACAAGACCAAACAGATATCTTTATCGGCTAAAAATTTACCGTTTAAAGAAATCATGGAGCTAATAAATGCAAACCACGGATTCTACTATAGTCAAAACTCAAAAAAGAAACTTAACCGATATGCAGGAAAAGTTTCTAGACGTATTATTCGGAGAAGCAAAGGGAAATCCAAAACATGCAGCAGAGCTAGCAGGATACTCAGCTCATAGCTACCCAAAAGTAGTTCGTAATTTAAAAAAAGAAATTTTAGAACTAGCGGAAAATCACCTATCCACACATTCCGCTAAAGCAGCCACACGTCTTACAGACCTACTAGACGAAGACGGGACCACACCACACTCTAACATTCGTCTAGCGGCTGCCACACAAATTTTAGATAGAGTAGGTTTAGGTAAAAAAGAACAATTAGATATAAATATGAAAGCTATGCATGGAATATTTATATTACCAGCAAAAGATGGAACAGATAAAGATCAAAAGAAGAGCTAGAACAATTCCTTTTGGATATAAACAAGCTCAAGATCCTAATTACCTAGAACCAATTAGAGAAGAATTAGATGCTCTTAGACAAGCTAAAGAATATTCAAAGACTTGTTCACTAAGAGAAACTGCCCAATGGCTGCATAGAAAAACAGGAAGATACATATCACATGTCGGACTTAAAAAAAGATTTGAACGAAATAGCACCACCCAAACCGAAGAGAATAGTTCAACAGAAAGCCAAGAAGTCAGTCAAACAGATTCTAGCTCGCAGTCGTAAGAAAGTTGCAAAGGCAGAACAATCTTTACGTTCAGCCAAACGTTCCGCAGAAAATGTTAAAAATAAACTGTTAACTATTAACAAAGCATTAAACGGAAAAGATACTCAACTAATTACGGAAGATGTAATCGAAGATGCTCCACAAAAAGTCCAAGAGCATATAAATGAGCAGAACGTTGTGTTTAAACCAAATAGTGGTCCACAAACACAATTCCTTGCAGCTTCAGAAAGAGAAGTATTTTATGGAGGAGCAAGAGGCGGTGGTAAATCATATGCGATGCTAGTTGATCCGCTTCGTTATTGCTCTAGGACTCATCACAGAGCACTTCTAATTAGGAGGACAATGCCTGAGTTGAGAGACTTAATCACTCACTCTCAACGTCTATATAGCAGAGCATTTCCAGGAGCAAAATGGAGAGAACAAGAAAAAGAGTGGCGATTCCCATCAGGGGCAAAGATAGAATTCGGATACGCAGAGAACATGACAGACGTTTTGCGATACCAAGGTCAATCTTACACATGGATAGGAATAGACGAACTTCCACAATATCCTTCGCCAGATATATATAATTTTTTAAGATCATCATTAAGATCAGTTGATCCAGAGATACCAGTATTCATGAGAGCTAC